CAAGCGACAAGCATCAAGCCACAAGTGACAAGCATCAAGCCACAAGCGTCAAGCACCAAGCGACTCCAGATGCCGGACACAAGCGTCAAGCCCCAAGCAACAAGGATCAAGCGTCAAGCCGCAAGCGACAAGCTCCCTGATTCTTGAACCCTCATAAAGTTTTGAGTTCTTGTCTCTGGCATCAAGAACTAAGATAAATGTATTGTCAGGATGTTTCACGTGGAACGCTATTTGATGTGGCGAAAATGTGACTTTGTTTGTCTTTGTAACTTTAAGTTCTATAGTGAAAAAGTGGCGATTATTATTATAGACCAATAGATCAGGAGTACCGGGAAGGCTAAGATTCTCCAGTCTAATAAGCGAAAACTCTTTAAAATATTTTTTAATTTGTGCATAGAATTTGGTCTCAGGTTTCATCTTATTTTCAAGTTAACAAGATATATTTTCCATATACCTGTTATATCATTTGTCAAGAAAGTTTTTGAATATTTATATTAAAAGCAAAAGTAATTCTTTCGTACTCTTTTTCTTGAGGATCAACCATGTGTAAAGTGTCTGATGAAAATAATATCATATCTCCCTGTTTGCCTTTAAATTTAAAATCAAGATTTGGAAATATAGTATTATCTTCGTTTTCTAAATATATAACTCCCGATATATTTCCAGCGTGAGCATGAGCAGGATTTGAATTACCTTTGTAGGAATAATTGATCCAAATATCGTAACCATCAAAATGACCATCATGTTTTCTTAAATAATAATCTCTATGAGATCCTCCATAAAATTGAGCACAAGATCTTAAAGTAAATGGCAACCAATACGAGGATTCTATTAAATGCACGGGAACACTTGTTTGATAATTATTTGTTTTTGTACCAACGTTATCGTGAGATTTAAGATAAGATAATGGAGAATTTTTTATTATATCACAATGTTTTTTCCATAATTTTAATTCTTCTACAATCGGTATAGGTAAGTTTAGTTTTTTTATACTCATCCTATTTTCTTTAAAACTTTACCCATATTCCAAGTTTCTGCTTTAACTGTAAGAACTAATCTATGTGACTCTCTCACACCAATTAATTTATTTTCCATTAATTGTAAGGAAGTGATGTCATAATATTTACCATCTGGTAAACATACCTGAACTCTTGCTTCACCTGCTACAGGTGACTTCAACATTTTGTCTAAAACTTGTCTTAATAATTTTCCGTTCATACTTTTTAGTGGGTACCTAATCAGGAGACAAGGTACCCGCCTTACTATTCAAAGAAATTGTTGCCATGTATAAGAGCAACAACTACTTGCTTTATACCATTGTTGTGGTAAAAGTCAAATATGGGTTTGCCAAAAAAATTAACAGAACAACAAATAAAATTTGCTAATTTATTAATAGCAGAACAGGGTAGAATGAATGCTACCCAATGCGCAATAGCGGCTGGTTATGCAAAAGGGTCAGCAAGACAGGCAGCTAGTAAATTACAAAATCCAAAATTATATCCACTTGTAGTACAATACATTGGTGAGCTACGTGAAGAGTGGCAGAAGCAATATGAAGTTACATTTGCTAATCACATATCAGAGTTGGCTAAATTAAGAAACGAAGCTAGAGAGAAGAAAGCTTGGTCTGCAGCTGTTAACGCTGAAGTTGCGAGAGGGAAAGCGGCTGGTCTATATATAGAACAAAAGATAATCCGTACTGGTAAGCTAGAAGACTTAACGACAGAAGAATTAGAGTCACGGATGAAACAAATAATTGATGATTACTCACCCATCCTAGAAGGCGTAGAATTTGAAGAGTTAAAAGAGAAAGTAAAAGAAGAAAAGAAACAAGATACAGATAAAAATCTAAAAGAAAAAGATTCATTAAACTAAAATTTTTGAAAAGAGTGGAGGTTTAAAAATTAAAATCTAAACCTCCACTCACAATAAATTATTCGTCGTCAGATTCGTCTGAATCTTGATCAGCTATAGATAAAACGATTTCACCGTCTTCTATTTTAACTTCGATATCACCGGCTTCGATCATATCTTTTACTGTTTCTTTGATTGCATCTTGTAAGTTAGACATAGTTTTCTCCTGTTTGTTGGAGCTGAAATATATAAAATAATGATTATGTAGTCTATTACAATTATGTTAAAATTTTTTCTATTTTCTTTACACAACCTTTTGGAAACACATTTCTGCCACTAAATATTTCTTCTTCACTATCATAAGTTGAAAATGTTTTTAATACTTTAGAATCATTATAATATACAAAACCATAAGTTATCATTGTGCAGTAATTCATTTTATCGAATTGATCTATACCCGCATGCCCTTCATCACCTGTAATATCAATCCACGTAATTTTACATAGATAATATTTTTTCTTTTTTATCTTACATACGATCGGTTTAGTCATAATTTCTTATAGTCTAGAAAATGGGGTATGTATATTTTTTTCAAAATAAACGTTATACCCCATTTTTTGGTCTTGGGAATTTTCATGTAACAGTAAAAAACGTTGATTTTATTAACTTTTATGTAGTTTGTAACAGCATGTAACAGCTGTGTAACAGCTAAAAATGCTCTAGAAGTATTGATTTTATTGACTTTTTTGATTTTGTAACACATGTAACAGAAAATGACCCCCCTAATTTTTTTTTGAAGAAACACCTACCCCCCTTTTTTTAGACTATACATTGTTACAAAATATTCATCGACTCTCTTCAACCATTTCCACATGTATTGCTGAAACTCCGCGTCTTTTATGACAAATTTTTGAAAATAGTTATCTTTAGTGCACATTAGAATCACTCCAGACTGTATTTTTGTATCATAGACATGATTGTGTGCCATGGCGTATGCCGCCAGCTGCGTGAAGTAGTCATCAATCCATTCTCTACGCTTTGGTTTATTGCTCTGTTTAAAATCTATGATAGACTCTCGACCTTCGTAAATTCCACATAAATCTGTAGCACCTGCATATAATCCTGGATAGTACAAAGTTATCTCAGACCCCCATATTTCTTCCATAGAGCCCTTCAGACCCTGCTTGAATACAGTTTGGGCCATGAGGCCTGCTGCCTGGCCCATGTCGCTCAGATCGCTGTGTCCCTCGCCTGTAACATACCCCTCGATAATCCGGTGCATAATCGTACCTCTAGCCGCTGCATCATCACGTATTCTGTCTGCCTCATTATTGCCAACTTTCTGCTTCCATCTTGCCAAACTTGCCTTTTTCTCAGCTGATTGCGTAGCAGATAATATAGTCGTGACTGATGGTAGTTTGTCACCATATATATCGTAATGCCTTTGATTATCTATCAAAGACCGAACTGATGGTGGATAACTAAATCGTTTGTTCCATTGCATATTTTGCACCCTTTTTCATATTAAATGTAGCCCATTGTGGTCTAAGATTAGTATAATAATTAGCTATTTTTTTATTAGCTTCAGTATCTAACTTAAACTCTTTTAATGGTCTAATATGATCTAGATGCCATGCTCCGTGATTCTGCCATGTCATACCAGGATTCTTTTTAAAGTATCTCTCAAATCTTTGAACAAATACTCTACTACTACAACCAAAGTTATCAAAAAAAGTAGATTCATTTATAGTATGTAACAAACCTTTTTCTATTTTTTTAACTACATAACGATTTATACTTCTTAAACGTAGTGCTTCACGCCTGTGAGCCAGTTTACCATCCTGTAATAATTTACCACGTTTTTCTTCGTACTTTCTTTCTTTTCTTAAAAACACTTCGGGATTATTTTTTCTTTTTTCCGCTTGTTGTTCACTCATACATTCACCACAAATAGTATAGTGTTTATCTTTACTTCGTTTCCAAAATTTAGATAAAGGTTTTATGATGTAACAACGATTACATTTTCTATTCATTTTTTATCTCCTGTTGGTGGTACTTTGGCTAGCATACATTTACTGTCACCCATACCATGAGTTTGAAAACCAAAGTGAGTTAAGACATGGGCAATAGTGCTCATCTCATATGTATTATGGTCATCAAATACAAAACGTGTATGTGGTGCTGATCTATTTGCAAACCAAATAGCTTCAGTTAAAACAGCTCTTGTAGTATGTGGTCCATCAAAATGTACAAAGGCAAACTTAGAATCTTTATGTTTTGATATATTCATAAAATCTTCATCAGTCATATTACACAAAGTAAATTTTCCTTGTTGCCGGTATGGCATCATATCTTTCAACAACGTATCTCGCATAGAATCTGGGTATGTTGGAGCAACTCCTTTTTCAAGACCTATCCACTGACGATCTGCTTGGTCATCACAGTGTTGATAGACTAAATCCCCGTAAGGATCGACACCCACATGAATATAGTTATTAAGAACACCATCCATAATAATTTTGCTTCCCAGTCCTTCTCGAACACCGATCTCACAAGTTTTATAACCTTGACAATCAAAGTTCTTAGACCATTTTTCCAATAAGTCATAATCTTTACTATCCCCTCTTATCATACCAACTTGTATCTCTCCCTTCTTTTTTACACCACAGATAGTGATTGTATAAAATTTTTGTATTCCATCTATCAATACCAACTTGTCTTTTAGACTTTGCCATTATTAACCTCCTTATCAACGTATTTATCAACTTGATCTTGAAGTTCTGCTTTCTGCTTCATTAATTTAGCTATTTCAGTCTCAAGTTTTTTTATGTGTTCAACAGTCAGTTTTCTTTGTTCTGCTTGTAGTGTTTTTATTCTTGCTTGATCCATCATTATTTCTCCTTGTGAATTACATTGCGGACACTGGTGTATGGTTTCCATCTGATTCTCGATAGATTCCTTTACTTTGATATAACCGTTTCCACGGCATCTTGGGCATATTGTTGTCATCTTTTTCTATCCTTTCTAATACTTGGTTAACTTTCTTTCTAACTAAAGATCCATCTAGTTCTGCCATTGAACAAACAGCATCGAAGTCTCTGTTTGGTAATGATACATAGTCTAACTCATGAAATCTTCTTCTTTCGTAAAGTTCTTTATATTTTACGACCTGTCTTTTTATTTTAATTGCATCTTCAATTGATACTATCAAAACATTTCTCCAAAGATTACGCAGTGGATTAAACGGATCTTCTAAATTAATTGCCTTTAGACCCAAGTCTGCCATTTAATTTCCTCGCTTTCTCGTTAATTAATATGTCCAAAGCTTTTGCTCTAGATACTTCTGCGTCAGGTACAATTACTCTCCTGATCTTATCTAACTTATCACAACTTTTATGTGAAAGAGCTACTGATTTATATTTATTTATGTCTGTCATTAGTATATTCCTTTGTTAAGTTATACAATATAGGATAATTATATTACTTGTCAACCCTTCTTTTAAAATTAATTCTATAACCTTCTTGTTCTTCAGGCACATATTTTGCTGCTTCTTTGACCTTTTTGTACCATTGATCCCTGATGCCTGGATCCTTAGTCTTGTTCCATTGTACCGCTAGTTTTTCAGTTTCTTCCATTAGTTTATCTATTATCATGTCTTCACTCATTTTTTCTCATTTATTAATTTTAATATTTTTATATTTCCGGAAATAGTAACGGTATCAGAATTAGGTTTAACCCAATGCTCCAAATAAGATGGAAAAATTATTATATCTCCTTGTTTTAAATTAGGTTCATAATGTATGTCAAATATAGGATTATCAAAACATTGTAGTATATTTTTTGAAGGTGAATTAAATATGGTGTTAGAGTTTCCTCTGTAATAAATTATAAAAGAAAAATTACTACCATGCACGTGAGCACCTTGGTAATCATTTTTTTCATATTTATTGATCCAAATTTTAGTTATGCTAAATGTAAAATTTATACAATACGGTTTTAAAAGATAACCTAATATATTTGTTAATTCTATATTTAGATAATTAATTGATTTTTCGTCAAATAAAGTATTACCATTTAAAGTTGTTTTTACATTAGATTCAAAAGTTTTTTTAAAATTATCACCTGTTACTTTTAGTTTTGATAAATTTAAACTTTTATATGCAATTAAATTATTAAATAGATTATCGACCTTGACGGTTATATTTTTTAAAATCTCTTTTTTCATCTTTATTCTTTCTTTTTTTATGTATGCCTGGTCTCTTTTTAGGTTTCGCTCTTGGTACGAAATGCGTAAATTTTTGTTTAGCCATTTTTATAGTGTTCTTTTATAAAATTTCTATCTGACTCTGATAAAGACATGTATCTTATTCGTCCATTAATATGTTGTTTGGTATCATGACCACAGTTTGTACATCTGTAATACTCTTGAACAATTGCAACTAAGATTGCTTCTTCTTGACACTCTTCACAGTGTCCATGTACTGTATCTATTTTGTTAAATAATTTTATTGTTTTTTTATCTATTGTCATTTTTTATAATACCAAGTTGCCACTGTATATCTTGTTCCTTTATTTATAGGTTTAACTCCATGTTTATGATAATTTCCATCAAAATACAAGGCTCTTCCAGGTTTAGGTTTGAAAATTGTACCGTCTTCAAAATAAGTTTCTCCTCCTTCAAAATCGTTATTTAAATATACTATTGATGATAAAGTAGTCCTACTGCTATGTAAATCAAAATGTAATCGTTGTCCATTTGAAGGTGGCCATTTAACTATTTGAAACCAATCAATTTCAGATTCTTTCATTTGTTTAGATTTGTTATTTAATTTATTCATTAAAAATGAAAGTTTTTCATCTTTTTTATTTAATTCAAGAGGATAACTGCCCATGTATCTAAAAACCGTTAGCTGTCTTTCTTTATAATACTTTAATAAAAATTTTATCTCTTCTTTAGATAAAAAATTATCAACTATTTCTGTAATCACACCAGGTCTTTTGCCCTTGTTAGAACTGGTTTATATTTAGTTTTACCCTCTGATTTATATGCCCATAAATAAGATGCTCTTGGTGTTCCATTAATCCAACTTGCGTGGATCCATCCACTGTTAGGCTCACCTGGAGTGTAGAACTCTAGGATTAATTGATCTGGCTGAAGGTTAGATTTAATCCAATCAAATAATTCAGCATTGTCTACACCAACACATTCAAAATCCGCTGCTTCTGCTTTCGCATGCTGACTGTTAATTGAGCTGCCGATAGCAACACACAATTCCGGAGACCTGAAGCCTGACGTCACCTTCACTCTACCGAAGTGATCACGTACGGGCTGCAAAATATTTTCACAAAGTGCTTTTAATTTTTCAATCTGACCTGCACTAGGATTATTATTAATCCCTTTCCTGATAGCAGTATCAGATTTAGTTAATTCTTGAAGAGTAAAATTACGACTGAGATTCATCTTCTTTTAATTCAATATCACCACAAAAATAAGTAACATATAATTTATCTTTATTCATTTTTATATTTGTTCTTTCAGAAAAATCTACGATTAATTCTCCACCTTTTTTAACACATGAAGACCAATCTTCAAATTTATAATTATATTCCATTGGTTGTCCACAAGTCTTAGTAACTGAGGAACAAATATATAATACCAAAAAGAATTTCATTAATCTGACCTAACTGAATCTATGAAATTGTATACTCTTCCAAACTGTTTGTCTATATTTAGTAAATCTTGTTGTATCATACCTACCAAAACCTGAAGTTCTATCAGTGTGACTAAAGTCCATGTAGCTAGACCCATTAATATTGTACCAAGTAATGCAATTAGAGCTGTATTAGTTTTTCGAGTCATTTAAATACTCTTCTAATTTTTTACCTGCTGGTGACAATGTTATAACATATGAAAAAGTTGCAGCTAATAATGCTGTGCATAATGCTTCACTCCACCAGTGTCCAAAATGAGTTGGGTGAGCTAATAAATCTGCGATAAAACAACCAATAAACATAAACAAAGGTAATTTAAAATGAAATTTCCAAGGAATAAAAGACATCATAACCACTAGAACACCTGTTACGACTCCTGTCTTAGTTGCTATTATTGCATGTTTTGAAGTTAGTGCAGGTAAATTACCTTGCACCATAAATATCATACAAGATAACCACGCGAGTGAAAGCTTGTGAAAGAATAAAGTTGCCTTTTGTCTAAACACTAGGTCCTCCACAGAAAGCCAATAGAACTAACATTACAATTAGAATACCTGTAAAGTAATAATTCATCCTGGCTATCTCCATTATAAAACCCAACCTTTAATTTTTTTCCATAATTTTTTAAACATGCTTTCACCCATATAATCTTCATAGTTTTTTACTTCGATATGACTGCATACATAACAATCACATGAAGCACATTGTGTTGTGCTTACATAAAAACCTTGTCCCTTACAGTGGCATCTGTGACCACAATCAATACAAAATATTTTCATTTTTTATCCTCAATATCATAAAACATTTTATCAGAATCTTCTGTTACCCAGTCACCACCCTCTGCATCCCAGCTATTTC